CTGCTGATTAGTTAATGCGCTCGTAAAATAATCCTTTTCCCATGCGCGTAGAAGTATGCTTTCATTAGTGAGAGCAACTTCTGTTATTAGATTTTCGTCCCTGTAAAATTCGTTGTATACAGTGTTGTAGGCGCGTCTGGGGAAATCGATCGGGTATGCTCCGTCCGGATCTACACCAGTAGGGAAGCCCATGTAATCCCATAGAGAGCCCTCTGTCGTGTCGGTGGGTTCCCACGTAGGGAGAACTGATGTATCATCTCCTCCTACGTCACCAGTGATAAATATTTCCCAATCGTCCCACAGAAGGCGATAGGGAACGAAGTAATAATGGGTGAACATGTTGATTTCATGCATTACAGGTGCAACCAGGGGCTGAAATCTTACGAGAGCCTGGTTGCCAATTTCTATAATGTCACCAGGTACTACCTCGTCACACATTACAGGGATCAACTCTCCCATATCACAGGAGAGTTTTTTCTCATAGGACAGGTCATGTAAAGACCTACCCGGGCGAGTCGTTGGAATGTTCTGAAATATTGCGTTAGGAATTCTGTTCATTGATTTCCTCCAATCTTTTATTTAATGCTTCTTTATGCGTTTCATTTAATGCAAGCTTATACGCTTCATCCATATTAACTTTAATAGGCCCGTAAGACTCAATAAGGCCATCTTCTGTGTCAAAGACACCAATTTTGTATAGTTTATAGTCATTTCTGACCTGAAGAGGGAGTTTATCAACTACTCCAATATACCCTCTCATAGCTACCAGGTCATTTTTAGCCTCCATGATGGGCCCAAACTCTTGCATACTTTCGTCAAAGATCGCGTACATAATCAGCTTCATGTTTTACCTCTTATTTTAATTTTTAACGGTCAATCTAATAATAACACATACCGTTTTATCTGTCAAGATAAACGTGCGTTTACTAACGTCTGTTTAGTGAAGAGCCATCCTGGCAAGATTCGATGCAATACATCCTGTATTGCATCTAAGGTTAATCTCATAGAGTTCGTTGTTTTAATGCTATTTTTGCTTTTCTATTCTTTTCGAGCTGTGCTTTCTGGCTCTTGTATGTTTCTTCTATTGCAAGCACCGAAGGCACGTCCAAGATCCTGTACGCATCAGTTCTCGAATAGCTTAAGCCTGTAATTTTTTCTACAAACTCTATTTCTTTTTCTTGAGCGCGGTTGCGAACGCGTTCAAGTTCTTCACTTGTAAATTGCGCCTTGTCCAGATAATAACGAGGGATTGACCGTTTTTTTCCTCGAATTGATATAAAACCTGATTTTCGGATTTGTTCGCTATTATCCTCAGCAAACCTTTTTCCAAGGCCGTGAGAACAGAGTCTAAAAGGAATTTCCCTACCTGTTTTAAGATAGACATCTTTAGCCACCTCCCCTGAATATTTTTTATCAATATACTGTGTGACATATTGTATGCTTTCAGGTTCTACTAAGCCGAACGATTCTCGTCGATATCCTATACAAGTCCAGTCTGTATAAGGCCAGCTATCCATAACAAGCTGGCGATGTTCTGGAATTAATCCTATACCTAACAGGATCGCATGATAATGAGGGCGATTAGTAAGGTCACCATACTCACCACACAAATAATACTTGATAGGTATATTAGCATTTTTCCGTAGCCGTTTAATCCATTTCTGTGCATGATCTTTTCTTACACTCCTGTTAACGGGTTCAGTCCCGGGTTTATAAGTGAGAGTGACGAATGACTTTTGGTCCCAATAGTCGGCCTCATGATACAGCCGTGTTGCCCACATAGTTCGATATTGTATCCTGCAGTTTAAGCACTTTCCGCAGGGTACTGTTAGACCGTCTGGGTATACCAGACGATCTATATTTTTAGTGAGTGTTATTGGGTTTGTGCAGTTCATAGGCGGATACCGCCTCTTGACTGTCCGTAAGTTTTAATACGTTTTCCGGATTTTTTCTTGAATGACTTATAGCCTGATTTTTTACCATACTTTTTTGATCCGATTCGTTTGTTTTTGCGTTTGAACATTTTTTTTACCTCTTTTTTAACATATTTTGATACATTTCTCTTTTCTTTCTGTTATACTCTACATCTTTTTCTTCTACCTGTCTTCGCTTTTCTATTATTTTCGGAGCCTCCTTTTTATATTGTTCTATCGCATCTCTCATGTTATTATAATTCTTCCGTAGACTATCAGTTGCTGAATTAGTTGCGGCATTATCTGCTCCGAACAAATCTCTTAAGTGACCTCCAATATAACTGGCACCTTTCGTTGGTGTTCCTGTTCTTTTATTTGCCCTGATATTATAATCCGTTTCCGCAGTTTGCATATTTGTATTCCGCGTTTGAGCCTCTACCCGTTGCATCTGTTTAGGAAATAGTTCTGCATCCTGTTTGATTTTTTGTTGTGTATAAGCTGTTTGAGCATCCGTTTGTGCTGTCTGACTTCTTAAGGCTATTGCCTGCATCATAGTTTGTATACCCTGGGCTGTTGCGTCTCCTGCTTTACTTTCTGGTGCTTGAGTATTTACACTTACGTTTGATGCCGCCGGGGACCCCGCCGCGAGAGTTGGACTTAAACCAGCGGCTCGGAGATCTGCTGTTCTTCGTTGAGTAGCATTGTCCTCCCGCATCATATTTAGGATTCCCATCATTAACTGCAACTTGTTATTACTTCGTTGCATCCGAATATTTTTGTTACTCTGTAATATTTGTGTTAGTGTAGTTGCGGCAGTGGCCGCTAATATTGCTAATGCTGTATACATATTGGACTCCTTTTGATTGGTGTCATTCCGCTACATTCACAATTATCATTTGAATGTAGCGGGGCGGGGATTTCTCCCCGCCTCATTGATTTTAAGCCCCTGCAGGGGCTTCTGATGCAGTCTGTGAGCCTTTCACCACCGGTTCCGTAACCGGGACCGGTGCAGGCTCTTTTTCTCTTCCTGCGTTCTGTGCTCTTATGCGGTCATTGAGATCCCGCATCATTTGACTTGCTTCCGCAATGTCAAAATTTTTCCTCCTGGTCGGATCGACGACCATATCCTCGATGTTTTCGTCATCGTAGTAATCATACATTTCAGATCTTACTGCAGTGAGCCTTGCACCGGCCTGCATGTATGAAGTGACTTTTTGCGTGCGGGTTTGATAGCCCGCACTTTCTACGAGAGTAGGCCCGCCGTTGATTTCCGGCGGGGTTTTAATTCTGTTTTCTCTGGTGTTGAATTTCATTTTTTTTTCTCCGTTAGTTTAAAAAGTATGATCAAGCAAACCGGGATTTGCTAAATACGGGATTGGCCTTAGGGCCTTTATAATGTTGGCATACTGTACCAGTATGCCGGGATCTGTAGGTACGGCAAATATGTCTTTGCGCGGGACACATTCGATAAAAGTTTGATTGAGTGTAGGTGCGGCTCCGAACTGGCGACCTAAATGCCAGTAATCGAATGTGGTTCGAAATTGTCCGCAAATCATGCTGGGCTTATACCTAAGCTCGTCATAGGCACCCTGGTAACCGAATACTGTATTGTTGTCAGCATCTGTGCCATTAGCATAGATTTCCGCACGTATGACGGCTTGTTCGGAAAGGTTAGCAAACTCGGGATGATAAAAGTCATACCGAGTTTCTTTTAGCCACTGACGATTAATGCCCTGACTGTAAGCAGTACGGGGCATTATTGACATAATTCCGATGATCAACCCGTATTCGAGTATTTTAACTTTCCCGACGAAACCGTCAGTTATTCCAAGTCCGTGTCCAGCAAGGTTACCTTGAGGGGTATTAGTATCTGTCTCGCTCGTCTGTAAGACTTCGCTAACTATAATCGGGCTTTTTGATCCTCCAATATATTCTGGACGCTGAAGTCTATCGTCACGAGGAGAGACACCAAAGCCGGCTTGTAAGAATTCCGTGTAACGAACGCCGGCACGGGCATTGCGTTCCATGAATTTTTGAATCTGGAACATGAGCCGAATGTCAGATACATCGGCGATAACACCAGCACCCAAGTTAACAGTATTGTCATTTAATGCACCAAGTATGTTTGTACGGGCGTTTGCATCTGCGTGGTGTATCTGATTGTCTATACTGGCGCTCCTTGCCGCCCAGTATGATGTTTCTGTATTAGAATTTAATACACCACTGTCCCATACTGCGGCAGACGTACCGACGAGAGGCAGGGCAGGTGCCGTGCCTCTCTGCTGATTAGTTAATGCGCTCGTAAAA